GTCAATACCATCTCTTTTACCTGCTCCAATGTATACTATCAATTCATCTAAATCTGGGTTATCAGCTAATGCCTGGGTAACTACTTTATAATGACCATTAGTTGGGGGTTTAAACCCACCAGCATAAAGTCCTACTTTTTTAGGTCTTTTTGTTCGCTGATCGGGAGATAACTCATTTATTAAAAATTTAGTTAAATTGTTCATTATTTTAAAAACATATTAATTTTAGCTCTTGCTTCATCAGCTGATACTGAAGTATTAATTATTTCTTCTGCCCCTCCATCTAATAAAACTTTTATTTCTTTATTTAATTTTTCTTTTTGTTTATCAGCATATCTTTGTCTAGCTGCAGTTTTAGGTTTTGTATTTTTAGGTTTAAAAGGAGTTAAATATTTATCTATAATATCCTCTAAATTATCTATTTTTTCATCCTCTAAAGTATTAGCAACAGAAACAAAATTATCTTTAAATAATTCTTTATAGGGTTTATGATTTTGAGTTACATTATTCCATGTTTTTAAAACTATAGCGGGCATTAAACTTCTATCTTCACCACCTGATTTTTCAAACCTATCTTCATTTTGTTTAAGTGATCTTTCTAAATCAGTATAAACATAAAGCATAAATACTTCATATCCTGCTTCTTCTAATTCATTTTTTAATTCTACTGTTTTTTTATAAGATGCAGCAGTACCATCTAAAATAAATGATTCTTTAGCTTTTATTGTATCTTCTACATCTTTATCAAAATCTTTATTAGCTTGTGACATAGCAATTGCTTGCTTACTCCTATCTTCAGGTGAAGAGTTTTTTAAATCTAATGATACATTAGCTTGTTTTAAGTTATCAACATATCTATTATCTACATTTAAAACTTTAATATTGCTTAAATCTAAACCTTTTAAAACATAACCCTTACCGGCACCAGGAGCACCAGATAAAATAATAGCTTTAGGTTGACCTACTTGTTCTAGTAAAAGATTATAGAGTTTTATCATATGTTATAAATATACGAAAAATACCCGGGATAGCCTAATTTTTATGTGGTTCTCTTTACTGTAGTTTTAAAGGAAGAAGTAGCAGGTTTATGTTTAGGATTTTCTAAATCAAATATTCTTTTAACAGATTTAAATATCTCTAAATTTTCTTCTTGTGTTCTAGGTGATTCATGCATTTCCCATTTTTTACCTTTAATTTTAACACCTGATCTATCAACACCTCTAGATTTAGACTTTAACCATAATACACCAATTTTATCTGCAGATTTACCAAAACATTCTTTATACATTTGGGCATAAGCAGCACTTTGTAAATCATAAGTAGTTTGTAAATGGTTAGATGTTTTAAAATCAATAACCCATAATTTACCATCTATTTCACAAATACAATCACATGTACCTGCAATTTTTAGTTCATCACTAAACAAATGGACTTCGGTTTCAATTAAAGTAGGTTTATGTGTTTCCCAAAAATCTACAAAACGTAAAAACATTTGCCAAACTAAAGGATCCATTTTAGGGTAACCTTCAGCACTTAAATAACTTATTTCTTTGCCTTCAAAATATTTTTCAATTAATTCATGTACTTTATTACCTTCCTCTCCTGCTTTTTTTACTATCCAATCTGCACTATAACCAACTTTTTTTAACCAATCTTCAAAATGCCTACCTTTAGGATAAGAATTTAAAACGTAAGTTACTGATGGATAAAATTCACCATTTCTTCTATAATATCTAGAATCAGGTAAAGTTATTTGTTTATGATCGTCTGAGATCTCTAAAATTCGATTGTATGTTTTTTTAATCATACTGCTAGTTTTTGTTCCAATAAAGAAGAATAAGTCATTGGAACTGTATTTTGTATTAGTTTTGTGAAATTTTTAAAACCCATTTCACTTGGATCCTTATCTTGTAAATCTACAAAATAGACTTCTTTACCTTCTTTCATTAATTGTTCACAGAAGTATAAAGCTTGTTTTATAGCATCCTTATCTAATGCTATATAAATTTTTTGAACAAATGAACCAACTATTTTTTTCATTAATTCACTTTGTATATTTTTGCCTAATAATGGTATTGCATTTCGTTTAATAGCAATAGCATCAAATAAACCCTCACATAAAATAATTGGCAATTTCCAATTAATAAAATGTTCATTAGGGATAATATCTCTACTTATAGATGGATTTCTATATTTTATATAAGGTTCTTTTTCAAATGAACGAGCTGTAAAATAATTTAATCTACCATCTACATCATAAGTAGGAATTATAATCATATTATTATATAATCCACTTTTACAATAACCTATATTATACTTTAAAATATCGTTTTTACTAATGTTTCTTTTATTTAAATATGCTAACGCGTGCCTAGCAATGATATCGTTATTATCAACGTCATCCAGGCCAATAAACTCAGGTGGTAATTTAATTACATCATTGGATTTAGTAAATTTAAGAAATTTAGAATTTTTTATTAATGATTTAGCTTCATTAAGTTTAGACATATCAACACCTATAGCCTTAAATAAATTAAAGATAGTTTTACCTTTTTTATTACAAGCCCAACAATGCCAAGGATTATTACCTTGTTTGTTTTCTGTTAAATTTACTTCTAACTTTGGTTTATGGTGATTACAAAAGGGACAGTGATATGCATAATTGTTTCTTGCAGTAGCTTTTCCCGTACCAAGCACAGAATTAACCAAAGTTACTAATAACTGGTTTACCATAACGATGTAATATACATTAACAGTTTTTAATTTCCAAGGGATCTTCGTATTCTATAACTTCAAAATCCTTAGTATAAAATTTACCTAAAATATTATCATTAAAAAATTCATCCGGTTTTTCTAATACCTGATATAGGAATTGGTATTTAGTTTCAAAATAAGTTAATAATTTTTTATTAGGTACAATTTTAATTATTTCTCTTTTAAAATCTGTTGATTTACTTTCTAATAATAATGATTTTAATTCTTTTTGTGAACCATAATAACTTTTCCAATCTGATTCTTTTATAGCTAATTTATAAGTAGGTCTTCTACCTACTAAATCTTGCATTTTAGCTAATTCTTTTTTTCCTATTTTTACTTTTTTAGTAAAATATAATATTTTTTTACCTATATATTTTTTATTACTAGGTAAATGTGTAATTACATACACGAATCCGTAAGAATTTGGGGGGAAATCAGTGATTTCTTTTTTAGTTTCGCCTTTATAGGTCCAACTCATATTGTGCAATTTAATTAAATAATGAATTTAATGCAACATAGATAAATATTATAATTTACCTTCATTACGCATTTTTTCTCTTATTTTTGTAGCTGATATATCATGGATGTCAGAAGGAGGTATATGTTCAATAACATCATATCCAACTCCTCTTCCATAATTTATGGATTCAATATCTGGAATTATTATTATTTTAATTCTTCCTTCTTGAATTAAATCTTCTAACTCATTAGATAAATTAACTAATACCTCTTGTGGGGTCCAAGGTTGTTTTTCATTAGGTTCTACATCTCTTATGCATATTAATACGTTTTTCCCGTCATTTAAACGTTGGTCTATTAACCATCGATGACCTTGGTGCCATGGCTGCCACCTACCGATAAACATTGAGTACTTCATAATTTTAATTTTTTAACTATGTTTATAATTGATTCAATTTCAGTTTGTTTTGTAGTATCTACATCAATAAAATCTTTATTGGGTGTACCAAAATTAACAACATGGTAATTTTCTCTACCTCTTTGAACATAAGAAGTATCATAATGTACATAAATTTCTTTTATTTGCCAGTCTAGTAAAGATTTAAATTCTTCACGTTGATCTAAATAAGGGGATACTAAAGAAACAATAACATCTTTTCCTTGGTTATGTAAATAATGGGAAATTTTTTGTGCTGTATCTATATTAGTTACTCTACCTTTTATTGAATAATCTTTATTAGTAAATAAATCTCTCATTTCATCCCCATCAATACGAAAAGCATGAGGTAAAAATTTCTCTTTTAGTAAGTTTGCAAGAACAGTTTTACCTGAACCTGGTTGTCCTGTAAACCAATATATCATAATAATTTATTTAAATATGTAATTTTTAACAGGTAACACATCAGTTAAAGGTACTTTAATTTGTTCTATTATTTTTTCATCTATTAAATGAGGGTGTACCCACCAATCTTCAAATGGACAATTTTCATCCATAGAAATATTACCTGCAATTAAAATATATCCATGGGATTCTAATATATTTCTTGATACTTTTCTAACTTTTCTTGTAGCATCATTATAATGATCATGTTCAAAAGTAATAACACTAAATTTTACTTCTTCAAAAGGTATTCTTTTTAATACTTCTAATGACTGATAAGCAGGATCAATATCAATTGATAAATAATCTATTTCATTACCTAATTTATATTCATTAATTAAATCTAGATAATTTAAATGTGCAGCATCTTCACGTATAATAGGATTTTCTCTTAAAGATTCTTTCCATTGATCAACATAAGGTTGATGTAAATCAATAGATAATCCCTTCCATTTGTTTCTACTTTCTAATATTGCTGTATTATTACCTATATAAGGTTTTCCACCACCTACTTCTAAATAAGTACCATTAAATTTATTTTCATGACATCTTAGAACAAATAAATCTTGAAGTGCTTGAGCATTAGTATGATCTACTCTTTTACAACCAGCAAATCTTATATAGCTTTGTAATTCTTTAAATTTTTCTCCAACATAAACAATTGGTTCATGCTCAATAGGTATTATTTTAAAATTTTTAAGATTATTTAAAATAATAGTAAAATATTCTTCATTATCAATATTAGGATTAACATATAATTCTTTCCATAATTTTATTGAATGATCTCTTTGTCCTCTCCACCAACAAGTAAATGCTTCTTGAAATTTTAATCCCCAATGGCCAACATATCCTACATCAGAATTTAAAGATTTTGCATCAAAATCACATATTTTTTGACCTGTTACAGCAAAATGATGAGCTTCAGTCCATTCTTCTCTTGCACTATGCCATTGACTAAGTAAAAAATAAGCTTCTGGTCTTTTAGGCATATGTGTCATAGCTATCATTAATTGTTCTTTTTCCCAAACTGGTCTTCTAGTTTGTTTTGCTACACATCTATAAGTTTTTAATAAAGCTTCATAAGCTAAAAGATCATCTTCAGTTAACTCTGCACACCTTAAAAAGAAAGATAATGCCGCCGCAGTTTGGCCTATTGCTTCATAATACAAACCTGTATCAAAATTTACTCCAGGATTTAGTGGAGCATCAACATATCTATAAATTTGTTCTTTTAATTGTTCTTGATTAACCATATTATTTTAATTTTTCTAAATCTTCCCATTCTAATCTATCAAGTAAATGCTTAGGCCATTTTAAAATAAAAGCTGCATTATCTTGGTAACCAAATGTTATTAATAAATCATCTCCATCAAGTGCTAAACCACAAGTAAATTCTATTCTAGTACCCATGTATTGAAATTGTTTTGATACTTTTACTAAAT